CAAAAGGTAAGAAATAATGAAAGCAAATAGCCGAACACAAACTGACAGCAACATGGATTTTGATGGCATGGAGCGTATGTCTCCTGGTCGTACCAAGTCCTACTGTGGCAATCAACACTCTGGCATGCAGAATCCCAATGCCATGATCAACATGGGTCGTGGACCCACAGTTGGCAACAAGAGCGATGATGACTCATCATATCCAGATGCTGCCGTGGTGCCAAAGTTTAAAACTGGTCGCACAGAATTTCCTGGTTCAGCCAACCCACAGGTTCGCTACAGCGGTGGTGGTCGCTTTCCAGAGACTCGTGCTTGGATGCCAAGTGCAGGTCAGAACTACAAAGGCAACGCCGACAAGATCAATGAAGGTCGTGGCCCAACCAAAGGGAACCAACGATAATGACTGCTCCTGCATACCAAAGAGTTGGCGACACCATTCGCATCACTGCCAACGCCACTCCTGGCACAGGAAACATTGCTGCCTTTACCAGCGGCTTTGGCGGACAAAGCGGTCCTGTGTTTGTCAAAGTAGACAATGTCAACAATGCCAACGTTGACGCATTCTTAAACTTCAGCACAGCATCTAACGTTAGTGCTACCATTGCCACTGTTGGCACACCAGGCACAGGTATTTGCATTCAACATGCCAGCACAGAATTCATTCAAGTGGCTGAGAAGAATACTCCGCCTACCACCATTTACTTTGCCGCAGCCGCAGCCAGTGCTGTTGGTGTTTACATTACGCCAGTGATACTGGTACCATAAAGGAAAAATTATCATGACAGTCATTAGAACAGATCTAATCCCAAATTTATACGCTAACCCCATTGTCAGCGTCAGCACAGCCAACGTTGCAGTGGTCACAGTTCCTGTGATTGAACGAGTTGTTAGTGCCACAGGCACCATTGGCACAGTCACTGGCTCGGGCAATGCAACTGTGCCTTGGACAGCCACAATCTCTTTGATGACCACGACTGTGGGTCTACAAACAGGCGACATCATCACTGCCACAGCAGGCTCAGGTGATTTTGCCGCAGGCGGTGAAGTGCGTGTCAAAGCCATTGTTGGCAACAAGAGTATTTCCATCAACAAAGTTGGCGGAACTATTCCCACAGCAGGCACAGTGACAGGTATTTCGTTGCCAGCACTATCTACCCTGCCTACATTTATTACAGATGGCGACGCCATTTTGTTTACTAATCCAGGTAATCGATTGACATTTACTTCCAGTACTAAACCATTTGTTGCCGGAGAGAACATCAGCCAAGTCACCAGCAATGCCACAGGCGTAGTTACCAATGTATTTTCAACAGCCATTGACTATACTGTGGTCTCTGGTGTGTTTAACACTTCCAACGTTGTAACAGGTGCCACCAGTGGTGCTACCACAACTCCAACAGCAGTGACAGGTATGAATCAATTGTTGACTGCTGGCATCAACAGCACCAATGAATTCTTCTACAAGAACGTTGACGCAACAAGTTTTGAGTTGTACACAGATGCCAACTTAACCATTGGTGCCAACAGCAGTGCTTTTACCACAGCAACTACCAATGCTGGTCAGTACACTGTGTTTGACACAGTGTTGATCACAACTCCTTAAGGAAAACGCAATGAGAATAGATACATCCAACATGCAGGCCAAGCCCATTAACCAAAAGCGTGGCCCAACCACAGGCAACAAAGGCACTGTCAGCAAGCGTGATGAATTCATGGCCATGAAGAGTACTTCAGGCAGTGAAAAAAGTGCATTGGCTGACATGGTTACTAGTGCCTTGGAAACACGTGGACGTGGTATGAAGCCATTCATTGATCCAGCTGTTGAAGGCCTACATGCCAACACCAATGTTGGTCCCAAGAAAAACTCTACTGCTGATGGCAGCCGCTTATCCAGCAAGTATAAAATGCCCAAGACAAAAGGCTAAAACCCCCGAGCTAGAGTCAGCGGGTGCTGGCTCTAGTTATTTTTAGAATAGAAAAGGAAATGCTATGACCAAGAAAACCACCCCTACCTCTGACACTTCTCCCGACAACATCTGGGATGACATTGTCGAAACTGCACCAGCTGCACCCACAGCAAAGCCCATCAAGCCACAGGCACCCAAGGCCGTGATCCATGAAGAAATGGAATATGACATTGATGGTTTGATGACTGACTTTCCCACTGCCAAAGAACTTGAACGCTTTGTGTTCGATGAAACTGGCATTGTGTTGAATCTCAAAGGTCGTGCCAACAAACTCAAATATCAAATTGCCATGGATGCACTCAATGGCATCACCATTGAAGAAAAGTTTATTGGCAATGAAAATCCATATGTTGACAAGAACGACATGGTACCTGTGGAAGAACTACGACCAGTGCCTGCTAGAAGTGAAGAACTACCAGATCACGAAGAAATACAAAATACTTTCTACAGTCCTTTCGTGCCACACACCAATGAAGACTTCCGTGCTAGAGGCAAGAAAGTTCACTGTGTGTTCCGCAAGTACAAGACTGGCGAGATCAGCTATGAGATCTTGGGTCCCTTGGATCAAGTTCCTTTTGGCACCAAGATCGACAAGTATGGTCGTGAACGTCCTGAGATCATCAAATGGGTTGATCCACGCACAGGTGAACAGATCATTCAACGTGAAGATGGTACTTTGACTCCTGTGGGTCGTAGACTGCGCTCTATGATGCAATCCATGCGTGTGAACAAAACCAATCAATGGGAAGTATGGATTGATCGCGAATTTGGTGACCTTAACCACAATGCTGTCAGCAATCCTTGGGACTTGACAAAATGAACGCAGATGCCCGCAACGGTATAATTGCTCAGGCGCAACAAGAGCGCATGGCACGTGATACCGTGATCATGCAAAAGGTCAATGGGGCACACAGGGAAGCATTTAAAACACGTTTCCCTGGTCAAGTAGAACATTGTATGCGACTCACTGCTGAAAGACTACAGGCCCTGTTGGTCAACAAAGCAGGTGAGCTGAACCGGCCAGAGACCTGGGACTATACCACAGCAGAAGTCAATGAGCTCTGTGAAGCATTGTACTACTTGAGTCTTATCAATGAACAGTTTCCGGTCGCTGAGGAAGCGTAATGATCTCTACAGAAACGTTGATGGCTCGTGCATTACGTTGGGCTGTGGATCGGCATGAACTAACCATTGATGCTTTGACAACAATACCTGGTCCATTAAAACTTCAACTACAGGATCTTGCTGTCACTGTCTGTGATGACATGAAGTACAATCAACTCAAGTACTTTCGTCCATTTGAACATCAGCTACAGTTCTTTGCCACAGGCACACACAGCCGTCGTGGCATTCTAGCTGCCAATCGTATTGGTAAAACAGTCAGCACCTGTTATGAAACAGCCATGCACTTGACTGGCATCTATCCTGATTGGTGGACTGGTTATAGATTCACGCATGCCATCACTGCCATGGTAGCTGGTGAAGGCTGGAGCCAGGTAGCCTTGGTGCTACAAAATGAATTGTTGGGAACACAAGATGTTAAGATCACTGATAACCTGGGCACTGGTGCAATACCGCGTGATTGTATTGTTGTTGATACTATGCGTAATGATGGTGCCAACTGTATTGGCGTAGAGATACGGCATCGGACAGGCGCCAACAGCTATCTGCTGTTTGCCAACTACACACAAGAAGTACGTCAACTGCAAGGTTTCAAGTTGAATCTTGCTGTGTTTGATGAACAGCCACCGGATGACTTCTTCAGTGAGATTGTCACACGTACTGCCACCACACAAGGCAAGGTACTTTGTTCATTTACTCCGCTGAAAGGCCTTAATGGGCTGGTCAGCAAGTTTTGGAATCGAGAAGAAGGTTACAACTTTATTCGTGTGTCATGGGATGATGTGCCTGAATATGATCCTTGGGGACAGCCGTTCTTGTTGAAAGAAACACGCCGACAACTAGAGCGAGATTACTTGCCTCATGAACGTGAAGCACGTATTGCAGGTAAGCCTGTCATGGGCAAAGGTGCTGTGTTCCAACTAGGCAACTGGCCAACCTACAAGACCGGCGAAATTGACTTTGAACGCATGCCAAGAATACAACGTGTGATTGCCTTGGACCTGGGATTGGTCAATGACAAAACAGTTATAAGTTTAATGTATTGGGAACCACATGAGCGCACTGCTTATCTACACAGACAAATTGTTGTGCAAGGTGTTGAAGAAGCTGTCCCCACGCAGTATATCAATCATCTATTACGTCCTGAAGTGTTTGGTACTCCTATTGTGTTGCCTGCTGATGCTAGTACTCCAGGCCGTTACACAATGAGTGCCAACAGTATACGTGAACTGTTTGAAAGCTATGAATTGAATGTCTATGAAAAGGCCATCATGAATCCGCCAGACAGTCAAGGCCGTGTGACCAATCACAAAAGCTATGGCATCAACCAAATGCGTCAAATGCTGGAAGTTGGCAGTTTAATGGTCAATGAAAACTGCACCCACTTCCTCAGTGAAGCAGGTAACTATTATGTAGACACGCAGGGACGCTTCAGTGACCCAGATGACTGCATTGACAGTTGCCGTTATGCATTGTTAGCCTGCTTGCAGGGTATCTGTGAGCCATGGGATGGACGTAGTCCTCAACAGCGTATGGCAGCACAGCGTGATAGATATGTAAAGTATGATGACAGCAATAAGCCTGCTTGGAAAAAGGCTTACTCAGCAAATTGAAAGGAATAGAAATGCAAGCAAGATTTTTAGTAGCAGTGGGTGCCATGATACCTACCATGATGTGTGAATATCATGCACGAGCCTTTGAAAGGTTAATGCTGGAACATGATCAACCGCACACAATCTATGAGTTAGAAGACGAGGACGGTGAACATGAATGCCATGCCTGCGATCTACGGGCCACAATAGAAGAAGCTGATCGTCCTCGAATTATACTACCCCATTAAGGATACCTATGAGTAAAGGCAGCAACGCAAGACCCATTGACGTTCCTCGTGAACAGTTCAGAAGCAACTGGGACCAGATCTTTGGTAAAAAAGACCACCAAAAGCCCCAGGAATCGCAGGAACTAAATAAACGAAAGGGCGAAAAGTAAATGCTTGACATAAAAAACATTCCTGTTCAGGACATAAATCAGAACAAACCAATCAACAGCCGCTTTGTTCGTATGAAAAATCAAATGGATGTCAAGATGGCGTCCTACTTGCGTTATCTAGGCACCAAGAACGCAGTGAATCGTGCCAGTGATTATCACTATCTATGTCTAGCAGTTACAGACTCCACAGCTCCTGTCAACGGCATTGACTACATCCACCCTAGTGTTAAGCCTGTGGTGGACTATGCCACAGCAGTTATTGCCAAAGGACTCATGCCCAATGGCGAAGTTAATTTTGAGTTTGGTGCTGATGGCGAAGATGATGAAGTGGCAGCACGACAGGCCACTGACATGGTACACAAGGTCATCAATCAAATGAATGATCCACACTTTGTTCTAGAGCGTTGGATCATGGATGCCAACATGCACAAAAATGGTATGATGATGATCAAACCAGTGCGTGAACAGATTGTGCGCTATGTAGAAACACAAGGCACAGCAGATCAGTTACGTGCCTTTGAACAACAGGCCAGCGATTCAGGACTTACTGCCTTGCGCCAAAGCAAGCGTAAAATTAAAGTCGAGATGGAAAAAGTTCTAGCAGAAGTTCAGCAGAACTTGGGCGACCACAGAAAGTCACAGGCCAGCGGAATGATTGATCAATTCTTGGCTGACTTTCGTAATCCAGATGAAACAGAAGAAATTGATAACCAGGCCATGATGGCACAAGGCGCCAGTGCAGAACAGTCAATTCTAAATGACGCAGTTAATCGTAACACTGTTTACACAGCCAAGTACAAGCTGACCGGCTACAGCATCAACATCAAGTTTCACAGCATTGCACAACACTATTGGATCTGTGATCCCACTGTGCCTGAAATGAAAGATCAACCTTTCTGTGGCTACTATGATCCAATGACCATTCAAGAAGCCATGGACCTGTATCCTGGCATTGACCTAGAACAGTTTGAAGAACATGCCGAATACAACATGAATGGTGCCTATCAAGCAGGTAGTGTGTTGAACAACCTTGCCATTCACGCACGTGACTCAGTGCCTATCATGGGTATTCCTGTATCAAGTGCAGCCTCAGCAGATCCTGACAGTCGTCAAGTAAGTGTGGTCACTGTCTGGAACAAGTATGACATTGACGGCGATGGAGAACTTGAACTAATAGAATTAATCTATTCAGGCTCATACATCATCAGTGCTAGAGAAGTTGAATTCATTCCTGTGGCCAACATGTGTCCCAAGCCCCTGCCTGGCAACTTCTATGGCATGAGCATTGCTGAAAGTGTGATTCCCATGCAGGAATACAACACAGCAGCGGCACGTGCAGAGATCCAGTTGGGCTTGTTGACTGCTACACCACGAATTGGTGTCAAGCCAGATCGCTTGGACTTTGAGATGTTGCAGGATGGCGAAGCTGCTATCTTTATCTTGGACAGCAAGTTTGATCCTGCCAAAGACATCTATCAAATTCCTCCTCCTTCAGGCAACCTGCAGTTCTTGGAAGTTGCCATGAATCGTATCCAACAGGACACAATGGCCATGGTTGGTATGACCACTCCACAGGATGTATTCAATCCTGAAGTCATGGCTCCAGGTAATTCGGGTGTCAAGTTGCAGATGGCCCTAAGCCCCAATCAAATCATTCAAGACAACACTGTGCGTAACAGCGCAGAAGGTCTCAAAGAAGCCATTTGGTTGGTATGGCGTACCCTAATACAGTATGGCGATGACTATGGCGTTAAGAAATTGGCTGCCACTTGCCATCCAGACAAACAACCAGTGTTTTTAGATTATATGTCATGGGATGACATGAACTTCTGTGAACGTCACCAGATCAGTCTTGAACTATCTCTTGGTATGAAAAGTGAAGAGAATGCCTTGGGACGCTTGCAGATCATTCAGAAATGCCAAAGCGACTTGTATAGTGCCACACAAAGCATGGTTCAAGCCGGCACACTGACTCCAGAAGTCTACAAGAAAGTTAAAAAGCCTTTTGCTGACACATTGTATGTGTTGGGTGTCAAAGACTGTGACACCTACCTGCCCAGCGACGCAGAAGTCAAGGCCATGATTGCACAGGCACAAGAAGCAGCCAAGAACAAACAACCTAGTCCAGAAGATCAAAAGCGTCTGGCAGATACCAAGCTCAGTGATGCTAGAGCACAACAGATTGCTGCTCAAACAGCAGGACAAGATGCTGAAAGCCAAATGGATTTTATGGCCTTGGCTATGGGCACACCTAAAGTTTACTCATAACCTTGCCAGAATAGAATAGAACGGGATAATATAGTATATGATCAACAATGAAACAGTGGAACACTACAATTCAAGATTGACAGTGGACCTAGGTAACTTGAAAAACTTGACTGCCGCACAGGCGGATCAAGTAAGACAATATGGTAGCCAGGCAGAAGCCTTAATGAAAAACAGAGACCTGGCTATGTTTATACATCATTTTAAATTCAGTCAAGCGGATGCACTCTCCAGCATTAGAGGTCATACGCCTGACGACAATTCCCAGCGAGTGGCCATAAGTAATGAACTAGCAGGAATTGATAATTTCGTAAACAGCCTAAAACGGGCTGTTTATTTGAAAAATCGCATTGGTAACACAGACTATGTGCCCGATGTTAATACCTAAAGGAAATTAAATGCAAACAACGATCATGCCTAACGCCCCAGAAGGCGCGGCCACTGAACAAAGCGCAGTACCAAGTTTAGACTCAATTGCCGCGAAAATGACCGCCATGCGCGAAAGCACACTGCGTAATCAACTTCGAGCAACTGAACCCACTGCAACAGGAGCGGACGAGTCGGCAGAATCATCCAGCCCTGAGGCACCCAGCAATTATGCTGAAGCCGAAATTGACGACATTTTTGCCCCAGAAGAACGTACGGACAATCAAGAAGCAGCGGCCCCTGAACAGGTAAGCTCTGACAGTAATGATTCTAGTGCAGAAGATTTAATTGACTTTGTTGATTTTGCAGACTCAAACCCGAACGCCAAGTTCAAGTTTACTCGCAATGGCAAAGAGATTGTAATTGATGCCCGGAAAGCCGCAGCTATTCTAGGTCAGGGTGGAGCAATACACGAAGAAGCACGCCAGCTTAAAGTGCATCGAGCAGAATTTGACGAATACGTCAAAGAAACTCAAGCGCGACAAGAAGGACTTGCTCTTGCCATGGAATTTACCATTGAGCCGCGATTACAGAAGGCCTATGATGAGATTGTTAAAACACAAAATTATCAAACAACTTTCCATAATCAAATGTCACAGGTTCAGGATCCTGCTCAACGAGCAAGAATCCAAGCCAGTATGCAACAGAATGAACAGTACATTCGCCAGCAACAACAGCTTATCGGCCAGTTGAAGCCAGCAGTGGAGCAGTTCAAACAAGTGCGTGGACAACAGGTTCAAGAACGTTTGCAGACTGCACGTAAGAGCTTTACCGACAAAGAGTTGAAAAACGAATATGTCTTTAATGAAGTACGTGATAAAGTTGCAAAGATTTGGCCACAGGCCCAGGGACAATCCATTCCAGGAGTAGCGAACATTGACCTAATCTCCAGTGATGAGACCTTGTTAAGTCTTATCAGAGACGGACTCAAGTATCGTGACAAACCTTCTACCAAGAGTGCAGGCAGTAGCATGGCAGCATTGACTAGAGCCCGAGGCGGCACTACCCAAAAGGGCAGTGACGACAACATCTCTAAACTTCGTGAACAAGCCAAGAGCGGCGATAAAAAAGCCGCAGACAACCTCTTGATGGCACAACTAAGTAAGTTGCGCTCCGCGAGGGGTGGTAGATAATAGCCCTAATATTCAAGGAGAATTAAAATGGCAGAAATTACAACCAGTCAAATTGGTAACGGTACTACAGCTTACGGCAGTGACATCGTTGTCAAAGACTTAGATTTAGACGTATCCAATCGCGTCAAGGATGATACACCTGTTCTAAACATGTGTATGAGCAAAAAGCGTAAAGTTAACTCCACGCTACCGCTATGGACTGATGACATCTATCGCTTGCCTGCTGTTCAAGCACAAGTTGAAGGTGCCGCAGTCAACACCAGCCAAGCTGAAAGCAACCAGCGTTACAACCTAGGCAACTACACACAGATCTTCTCGACTGTGATTGCTGCTTCTGGTACTGCTAGAGCTGTTATGCAGTCTGGTGGTGACCCACAGGCCTATCAAGAAGTCAAGCAATTGATCGAATTGATGTTCGACGTAGAACAACAATTGGTTCGTGCAGACCAAATTGGTACCAAGTACGCTGGCCAATCTGGTTCAGCAGCTAATTTACCAGCTGGTCAAACTGGTCGTCGTATGGGTTCATTGGCTGCTTTTGCAGGTACCATGAGCTTCAACACAACTTCCGGTAGTGTAACTGGTTTGACTACAAACACCAATAACGAAAGCAGCGACAGCTCTAGCGCAGCCGCCAACACATTCCTTATTGCTGCTCAAGGTAGCCAGTTCTACACAGGTACATTTACCAACCAAGTGTTCAGCCCCACGCTGTACAAGCAGTTGGTGACCACAGCTGAAGAGCGTTACAATGCAAAGATCCGTAGTATGGTTGCTCCAACTTCACTACGTACCATCATCTCTGATAACATTGTTAGCTCTAACACCAGCGTAAACCGTCGTAACGTGGAACGTGGTGACACGATCCAGACCTATGAAGGCGACTTCAACTACACCTACGAAGTTTATGATTCTTGGATCATGGACCAAAGCGGTGTAGGCAACAGCATTTACTTCATGAACGAAGATGTGCTACAGTGGGGTAGTTTACGTGACCTAGGTCCTAACAACGAAGTGTTCTCAAACGCTGACGCAAGTTTAGATCAGTTCATCATGGAAGGTACACTAATCATCCGTAACCCAGCTGGCGTAGGTATGTTGAACAACATCACCAACACTGGTTCTCTAGTAACTACACCACGTGCAAGTGCTACAGTACAACGTGTCAACACTGGTGCTGGCAACAGCTACTAATCTTTGTAGATTAGACCAAGAAAGCCCCAGAGATGGGGCTTTTTTGTGACTATACCCCCGATATCACACACACTAAATAATCGTATGAGCGACACTAACAATCCTGAATATCTAGACAACCAAGACCCAGAAAAGAACTTTGATTACTGGCGTCAAGACCAACGCGGCATGGTCACCAACCACAATGGCGTAGCAGATCGTTTACTCAGTGTAAATGATTCCTTGTACAAGACCATGAAAGGTGACTGGAAGCGCAGTGACTGGAACAAAAGCCAAAATATCAAGACCACAACTGGTCGTGAAGATGGCCGGTTTTACATCACACGTGAACAAACCAACACAGATGCCATCATTGACGCAGTCCGGCAATATCGTCATTGGGCTGAACGTGGTGTTCCAGACCCGCTAGCACCCATTGGCGATGATGGCAAGCTAACTTACAAATGGATGGACTTGCCTAAAGTTGTTGCCATTCGTATCAGTGATGAATATTTTGGCGGCATGCCTTGGGCAGCCATTAAAAATGATCGCACACTCATGGCACAATTCTATCGAGTAGTGCAACAAGAATATCCGCAGTATATCTGCTATCCAGGTGGCAAATTGCCAATACCTATTGATGTTCCTTACCCAACAAAGGTTGGTGAGAAACGCTTCTTCCAAGGAATGTAAACAATGTTTGTAATACCCACAGCCGACAGTCTTGTCACATACATCAAAGA